CTAGTTTTGGGCCATGTTTTGGGCGACCTCGGCGAGGCGGTTTGATGCCCTTGCATGGTACTCGGCGGAAAGCTCGATTCCGACGAATCGTCTGCCCGTATTAAGGCAGGCAACGCCGGTGCTTCCACTGCCTGCGAAGGGGTCGAGCACGAGGGCATCCGGCCCCGGTGCTGTCACGGCCAGCAGGTCTTCAAGCAGCGCCACCGGTTTTTCGGTAAGGTGGGTCTTCCGCGCGGCATTGACGCTATGCCGGTACACCCCCGGAGGGCAGGTGCGCGTATGCATGGTTGGCTTTCCCTTGCTTCCGGTGATGACGTACTCGGCGTCGCGCTTGAAGTCGCCAAGGCTGGGCCGCGCGCTGGGCTTGTGCCATGTCACCACTCCGCGCCACATCCACCCCGCGGCCTGAAGGGCATCGGTCATGGCTGGCAATTGCCGCCAGTCCGTGAAGACCATGATGCGCGCCCCGTCTTTCGCCACCCGCCAGCATTCCGAGAGCCACAGCGTCGCCCACAGGGTGAAGCTGCGCTGGTCGCGGTTGTCTCCGAGCATGGCGGGATAGGTGCGCTTGGTGTTGCTCTGCTGATACTTCTGCGCCGGGTCAACCTGACGGGCCGCCATGGTGATGCCTCCGCTGGAATACGGCGGGTCGGTGAGCACCGTATCCACTGCCCCCGTAGGCAAGGTGCGCAGCACGGTGAGGGCTTCTCCCTGAATCAGGGTCACGCGTTCTTCATCTGTTGTGTACAAGGTCCGCTCCTGTCAGAGGCTCGCGGGCCTTCGGCGTCGGGGGACATGCCCCTCACATGGTTCAGGGTGCCGCATCGGGGGCACTTGATGGTCAGGTCTAGGGCTTCGCCTTTGGCGAGGAGGCGGTGGCAATGGCCACACCGCACTTCGCGTCTGTTGTCGTGTTCCTTCATGGTTATGGGTGGTTGTATTGCCCGTTAGCGTCTGCTAGCTTGCTTGGCACCCCTGTACAGGGCCAAGGAGCAGCGGAACGAACCGGCGGGTTGCCGCCTGCCGGGGGCCGTGGTCCAGCGTTCCAGCGCTGGGCCAGTGGGGGCGCTGTTACGCCCCCGCCTGTTCCTCCCAATTCGTATTATCTGTTCCGTAGTGCTGTTCGTGGGCCATGTCGCCCATAAATCCAGCCTGTGTTTATGGTTGACACTTTTCCTCGCAAGCCCCTTCAGCTGTGCCCCCCCACGCTGGAGGGGCTTCACTTACACCGGATAGCTCACCACCACGGCCATGACCGCTTCCGCCGTCGTTGCGGCTTCGACCTGTGCTTCAAGCTCTGCCCGGCGCGCGGCAAGCTTCTGCCGGGCGTAGTCCAGCCCGGTGGGGTCGGTGGTGGCCAGCAGTGCCGCCTCAACAGCCACCACCGTGGGCGTGGGGTCGGAGATGGCGACCACTCCCGCGAGGGCGGCATCATGCCCGGCGGTAATCTCCGCACGCTTTGCGGCCTTGGTGTCCGCCAGCGGCACTTCAGGGGCGGTAGTGCTCCACCCGGCAGGAAGCGGCCCAAGGTCGCGCACGGTGTGGGGCTGTCCTTCGACGTAACCCGCCTTGCCCCGGTGGTCTTCAATGTGTTCCCAAATGTCCCCCGCAAGGTTCAGCACACAGGCGAACCCTTCGCGCTGTGCCGGGGGCTGTAGCGTCGTGGCGTCGGCGGGCAAGGCCACCCACTCGTTCGGGGGCGTCCAGTCGACGGTCTTCAGGTATTCACGGGTGCGGGCATCATAGGTGTGAATCGTAGGCATAGGGTGCTCCTAGACGAGGACGAGGTACAGGGTGGCGATGTTGCGGGTGCGGTTTTCGCTGGCGGTGGGGACGACGCGAGAAGCGTCGAAGGTAAAGTCGCATGTAGGCCCGGTACTGCTGCCCGCAGAACGATTGGATGGAGTGGTAACGGTAAAGGCTCCTGAAGCAGTCCCGGCAACAACTGCCGTAATCGACCCCATTGAGCCGACAATATTCCTGATGGCATCGCCCTGCGCACTACCCAGCACGCGCCCCGCATCGACGCCGCGCCCGTGGTCCCAACCGCGCGCGAACTCTCCGCGTCTATCCTGCAACCGGATGTGGTCGCCGGTGGCGTCGCGCACACCGGAGGCGTTGCAGCGATACCACGCCGGAGCGGTTGCATTCTTCGCAGCCCCGCACCACTTGCGCAGGAGGCGAGGCCACGCCGTAAGACTGACGATGGCCCCGTTAAGTTCGATACCGAGTGGCTTTCCGTCCGTCAGGTTGGGAATGGTCTCGCACTCCCACTCCACGATGCAGCCCGCGAACGTGTCGCGCATCATTGCCGTCAGGTCAGTAGTCCCCACGGCGTCCTTCAGTTGCTTCGGCGTCACATAGCGTTCGCCATCCGTTCCGGCCTGCGCTTCGGCATCGGTGGCGCGTTCCACCAGCCCCGCCTGTTCCGTGGTGGCCAGCGGTGCGGCCCGGTCGGTTATCATCTTGATGATGGCGGCCTTCAACTGGTCGTGCCTCGCCTTGTCCAGCGTGAGGCCCGCGCCCTCGATGACGCCCGAAAGCTCTTCCTGCACGGCGTTCAGCCAGTCCGCGCTGACCATGGTGGCGGGCAAGGGTATGGTGGGGTCGCCTTCGGTGAAGCGGTGGTCCGGCGTGGCGTCGGGTGTGTCTATGCGGTGCATGTGCCCTCCTTGCCGTCCCTTGCCCGGCCATCGTCACGGGCGGGGGCGGCGTTAGCGTTCTGACGTTCGGTGTGCATCGAAGGTTAGCCGTGCGTGGCGGTGGCGAGGCGCGGCCCGTAGGCGAACAGCACCACGGTATGGGCCGGGGCCAGACGGCGGATGGCGCATTCCAGCACCTCGTCACCCCAGAAGGCCAAGGGTTCGCCCGCCGCGCTTCGTCCCGCCCGGAAGCGGTGCGTGGTGACGGCGGGGGCCTGAAGCGTCCACGCCCATTGCCAGTCGCCGTTGGTCAGGGCGTCGCCCGCCCGCGAACCGGCCCGGAACGGCACATGCTCGCGGATGGTGACGGCGTAGCCAAGCATGGCGGCAAGCCGCACGAAGTACCCGCGCGAGATGCCGCCCTGTTCCTGCACGGCCACGGCCAGCGCGCTTATGCGCTCCTGCAAGGTGCGCCCCTCGCGGGCGCACGGGTCTGGCAGGCCGTAGACGCGCTCCCAGTCTTCCATCCATTCCTGCGCCCGGAAGGGGTTGATGCCCATGACGGCCCGCACCGAAAGGGCCAGCGCCGCGTCCAGCGTCATGCCTTCGGCGTCCAGCGCGGCGGCAAGGCGCGGGCCTGACGGGTCGTAACTGACGGGCGGCAGCAGGCTGCGCAGCAAGGTGGCGTGGCCCGTCACATGGCCTCCACGGTGACGGTGCCAAGGCGCGGCCATTCCACGCGGGAGGCGTCCACCACGGCCTGCACGTTGGCGGACGGGGCCGTCAGGTCGCGGTCTGCCACGCCGGGGATGCCGGAGATGATGGCCTCAAGCCGCGAACGCACCACCTGCCCGCCCGGTTCATAGCCGCCGAAGTGTGCGGCCAGCGCCTCGCGCACCTGTGTGGTGACCACGGGCAACGTGGTGCCCGCAAGGCGCACCCGCACGCGCACGTCCACCGCCAAGGGGGTGGGCGCAAGCACCCGCGCGTCTTTGCAGGCCACGGGCCGACGTTCGTCGATGCGGGCCTGTGCCGCCGCCAGAAGTTCCGGTGTGGGCAGGCCGCCCGCCGAAAGCACGGCCACGTCTACGGTGCCCAAGCCCCGGCGCAGGGGGTAGACCCATGCCCCGGTGACGCCCGGCACCTCCAAGGCCCACCGCTTGTAGTCGTAACGGTTGCCGCCGCCGGGCGGGTTGCGGAAGTGGAACAGCAGGCGTTCCAGCAGTTCGGCGTCTGTCTCCGTGTCGGTGCCGCCCGTGAGGGCAAGGCTTGCGGTGGACTGCACGCCGGGCGGCGGTGCCGTTAAAAGCACGGTCTCTGCCGTGTAGTCCGGCATGGCCCCTGCCACGGAGGCCTCGCACGGCGCGCTGGCCGTGCCGTTCTCGGCCAGTGTCACGGTGGCCGTGGTGCGGAAGGTGGCCCCGGTGGCAATGTGCCGCGCCTCTGTGCCCGCAGGCACCGCCGCGCCCGGCGTTCCCGTCAGGGTGAGGGTGCCCGTGGCCTTGGTGGCGGGCTTGCGGGTGATGCCGCGCAGGGCCGCGTGGGATTCGAGGTAGGCGGTGTCTGCCGTGTCGGGCAGAATCTGGCGGGCCATCCATAGCTGGTGCTGATACAGGCCATAGACGGCAGAGGCCGTGCTGGATGCGCGGATGAAGGCGTCGCTGTCCGGGCCTGTGTCGGCATCGGGCAGCAGGTTCTTCACGTCGCGCAAGATGGCGGCGCGTATCTCCTCGAAGGTGGGGATGATGTACGGCATGGCTTGCCCCTAGGCCACACGCACCGGATGCGTGTAGGTCTGTTGCTGGCCCGTGGCGTCTGTGACGGTGACATGCAGGATGCAGCGGCCGTCGTGCGGCTGGGCTGCGGTGACAGTGACGGCGCGGGCGCGTCCGTCCGTGAGAAGCGGGGCAAGGGCCTGTTCCGCGTACTGTGCGGCAAGGCGGCGGATGCGGGGCACGTCTTTCTCTCGCGCCAGTTCATGCAGGCGCGACCCCAAGGCGGTGTCGCCCCACCATGAACCAAGGGGCGTCATGAGGCGAAGATAGACGGCGTTGGCTAGACTGGCGATGCGTTCGCCCGTATAGTCTCCCCGTAAGGTGTCTATGGCTGCGTCGGTTCCCATGCCGCCACTCTAGTGGCGGATGGGGAGGAAGACAGATGGAAGGGGTTCAGTGTTTGATCATGGAGTGTGCCTGTGCAAACTGAATATAAAATTATCAAAGAGAAGGCTATCAAAGGAAACCATCAGCTACGCCAAAAGGCAGAAACGTATGAAAATAAAGATTTAAGAGAAATGTCTAGTAATGATATGAAAATAGAACATAATGAAAAAACAACATCCTTTTCTTCTTTGTTAAATGTAGTGGCAAATGGTGCAATACTATGCTTACTTATTGTCGGATGCTTGATTGTGATATCAAACGTCTATGTAATTGTGGAGATGAAGCCGCATCAGTGGTGGAACAGCACTAACAGCAGTGGTGGGCTTATAGCCCTCGGTGAGAGCGTAGTCTCTGGTGCGATATGTGTTGCCATAGGATTGTTCTTTGTGAAGCTCGATTTCTTCCTGTCCACCTTCAGCCTTATAAAGATTCTCCAGTCGTCCCGCCCGAATCCCCCGGATGGCGGTGATGACGCAAGCTGATGCCCCCGGCGACGTGGTCTCCCTGTGAGGTCACGTCGCCTGTCGTTTGCAGGTCGGCGTCGAGTCTTGCCTGTGCCTTCAGCCCGCCCATGCCGCCAATGGCAACCGAAGGCGAGGTGAAGGCGGTGCCCTCGGTGGCGGTGGCCTGCCAGCGCTTGGTGTCCATCGTGATGGATTCCTTGGCGGCCACCCGGAAGTGGTCGCAATCCACCTCCACAATCTTCTCCTTCTTCAGGGTTATCTTCGCGCCCCACTGGTTATAGATGCACACCTCGCCGCCTTGCAGGGCCTGCACCCGGTAGGCCCCGTTCTCTGTGGCCACCACCACGCTATGGGCCGTCTTGCCGCCTAGGGGCAGGACGATGCACTGGGTGCCTTCGGGCGGGGCGGAGGTGAAGCCGAAGTGCTGGAACAGTTCGGACGCCTGCACCTGTTCGCCTGCCAGCCCCCCGGCCTGCGCCAACTGGACGCCGGGCGTGGTGTCCAGCCCGGTGAGGCGGGCGCGGAACGCCTGCCGGATGGTGGCCAACGTCCGGGCTATGGCCCGGTTCACCTGCTGCATCATAGGTCGACCACCTCCATGGCTGTCTCGCCATCTTGCTTCTTGCGCTTGCGGCGCTTGCCCACGTCGGGCAGCCACACGCCGTCCTCCTTCAGCGTCAGTTCCGTCACCTGCCCCCGGTCGCGGCCGCCCATGAACGTGCGCCGGGTGAGGAAGAACACGCCGTCGATGCCGTGCGGTTCTGACAGCACCCGCACCCGCTGGCCGGGTTGCCACAGCACGCCATCGCCCGTGGGGCCGCTGGCCCGGTGCCCGCGCACGGTGGCCCGCATCTCGAAGGCGGCCAGTCTGCCGTCGGCAAGCAGCTTGCGTGCCCGGCGGCGGGCCATGTCGGCGGTGTCGCATTCCGCCTCTACCACAACGCGGGGGCGGTGCCACTGCGCCGTGGTGTCGCGGGCTATGGCGCGCAGGGCGTTGGCCCCTTCGGCGTCTTCGGTGCCGTGACTCTGGCCAAGCACCGTCACCTCGGAGAAGCGTTCTTCCACGCCGTCGCGCACGGAGAGGGCCAGCACGTTGTTCTGCGTGCCGTCCATGCGCAGCACGAGGCCGCCCACGGGGGGCGCGGTGTAGTCGGGGCCTCCCACCACCAAGGTGCCGTCAGGGGTGAACCACGGCCACATGCCGTTGGCCTCTGCCACCTGTTGCAGGGCGTCCCATGCGGTCATGCCCGGTTCGATGGCCACCTTCTCGTGCCCGGCAGTGTGCCCGGTCGCATGTCCGGCACCGGGGGCCACGCGCACCCGCGCAATGCCCAAGGGCCGCACGATGTGCGCCACGGCCTCTGCCACGCTCACCTGCCGTGAGGTGAAGATGGGCGCGGAACAGTCCACCAAGACGGCGGCCCCGTCGCGCCCGCTGATGGCAAGGGAAAGCTCACCCTTGCGGATGGTGCGTTCCACCCTGTCGATGCGGCCCGAAAGCACCACCTCGCCGCCCACGGCCAGTTGCACCGGCTCCCACGGGCGCACCGTGGCCGGAACGGCGTCGGCGGGGATGCCAAGCGTGACGCGCCATGCGTCCGCCGGGGTCATGAGGTCGCTGTCCACTTCATAGCTCGTCCAGTCGCGGTGCTCGCGTCCGCCCACCATGAGGGTGACGGCCTGCCGTGCGTCGCCTGCGGGCATGGTCTCGTCGGGCCTGCGGTCACTGGGCATGGATGAGCAACTCCTGTCCTTGGGCGATGAAGTTGGGATTGCGCAGGGCCGGGTTCAGCCGGGCCAGTTCGGCGGCGCGGCGATGGTCGCCGTACAGGCGGTGCGCCAGAAGGTGCAGGTTGCAGGGCCACGGCACGGCGTACCGCACCAAGGGCGGACGGGCCGCCAGCACCAAGGCCCCAAGCTGCTGCACTGCAAGGGCGGCATCGCGCAGGGCCTCCACCACGGGGTGCGATTCGTGGGGCGGCAGCACGGCGCGGCTGGCGTCCATGGCGTCTTGCAGGCGGTCGCGCACGTTGCCCACCACGGCTTCGACCTCGTGCGGGGTCAGCGTGGGGGTCTCGGTCTCCGCTTCAAGCAGGGTGGCGGCCTCGCCCGCCAAGAGCGCCGTCTGGGCCACTTCGGCGTGAGCGGCGGCATGGGCCGTGGCGGCACCCTGTGCGCTGGAGAGGTCGGCTACCGGGGCAGGACGCCCGGGCCGGGGGGCCTCGTCACCGGGCACCACGGGCGAAGGCTCGGCAAGGCCGGATGCCGGGCCGGTGAGCACGGCCCCCGCGTAGGCGCTGGTGCCCACGGGGTAGGCCCGCCCGCGTCCACCCGTGAGGCTGCGGCCTTGGAAGGTCTGCGACAGGCGTTGCCAGTTGCCGAAGCCCTGCACGGGGCGGAACGGCCCGGCGGCCATGTCCTGCGCGGCGTCGAGGTCTGCAAGGTAGGCGGTGGGGAAGTCCAGATAGCTGACCGACGCCCGCAGTGCGCCGTGGGTTGCGTCGTAGTCGTCCAGCCCCTGATGCAGCGTATCCAGCACGCACACACGTTCGGCAAGGCTGTAGCCCTTGGCGGTGCTCTCAAGCCAGCGGGCGAAGCTGCGGCCGCTGGATTCCTTGCCACGCGCGGTGGCGTCTTCCACGCGCAGGCCCGCGTCCTGCGCGGTGGCACGGCGGCCCCCGGCGGCAAGGAAGGGGTTGTCGGGTTCGGCTTCGACGAATTCGAGCGTGACTTCGGCGTGGTCGGGCTGTTCCGCGTCGTGGGTCACGTCATACGGCCCGGCGCATACGGTGACGGAACCGAAGACGGGGTGGATGAGTTCGCCCTTGCCGGGCTTCTCAAGTGCCTCAAGCAGGGCTGCAAGCCCGGCCGCGTAGTGCGGGCCGTAGAAGACCGCCGTGATGCTGATGCGCCGGGCCTTGCGGCCCATGTCTTCTATCTCTGCCCCGGTGCGGTAGGGGTATTCGTGTTCCACGAGGGCGCGTTCGCCGTGGTCGCGGGTGCGTACCACCTCGAAACGGGCACCCCTGAAGCTGGCGTCCAGCAGGTCGTCCTTCCATGACATGGCGTTGTTCCCCTGTGCTTTAACGACGTGCGGCGTCGCGCCCATTCACCTCATTCACGGCGCGGGCCAGTTCGCGGCCGTCCACCTGCACCACGCTCTCGACGCGCACGGTGGATTCGTCCTTGAAGATGAGGTCGCCAAGCTTCTGGCCCAGCATGTCGCCAAGCCAGCCACCCGCCATGCCCCCCAGCACACCGCCAATGGCCGTGCCCACCACGGGGACAACGGACCCCAGCGCCGCGCCCACGGCGGTGCCCGCCATCGTGCCCACTGCACCGCCTGCCGTGCCCATGTGGGCCGCGTTCTTCTCGGCCCGGCTCATGTCGCTGGATTCGGTCATGACGGCGTTCACCCCCGCCCCGGCCAAGGCCAGCAGGCCGCCAGCCTTCGCCCCGGCCTTGAACGCGCCCGCGCGTCCGGTGGCGGAACCTGCCGCGCCCGCTTCGGGCTTGATGAACCGGCCGTGTTCATCGCGGGGCCTGCCCACGCCACCAGCCCCGCCGCGCCCCATGAGCACACCCGCCCCGCCATAGGCGGCAGCGGCCGCCGCCATGACACCTATGGCGGTAGAGGCTTCCATCGCCACGGTGGTCAGCTTGGGGAACTGGCTGGCAAGGCCGGTGGCCCCGGCCACGGCCCCGTCCAGTGCGGGCTTCACGTCTGCCAGCATCCGCGAGCGGGCTGACTCCACCTCGTTCTTCGCCTGCTGTAGCTTGAAGTCGGACGTGTTCGACATGACGGCGAAGGAGGTATCCACCGCGCCGTGGGCTTCGCCAAGCTGGCCCTTGACCTCGGCGATGCGCTGCTTCTGCGTCAGCATGGCGGCGAGGGCCAGCGACGCCTCGCGGTCCTGCACCACCTTGCCTATGGCGGAACCCTGCAACAGGTCGGCCGCCTGTTCCATGAGGGCCATCTTCTCGCCGTCCTTGGCCGTGGCCATCTGCGCCTTGATGGACTGGAAGCGCTTGTCCTTGCCCACCACCTGCCGTTCGACCAGTTCCACGAAGGCATCCAGCGGCAACTGGCCGTTGGCGGTGGCCTTGGCCAGCGTGCCGTGCAGGTCGATGCCCTGCTTCTTGAAGTCCAGTGCGGTGTCGGCACTGGTGACCTTGCCAAGCAGGTTGAACAGGGCGTTGCCTGCCTGGTCGTTGGTGCCGGTGACGACGGAGACGCCCTGCAACGAGGCGAGGATGGCCTCGTAACCCGCCATGCCCTTCATGCCCTTGGCGTTGGCCATGATTTGCGGCAGCCAGCGGGCCATGTCCTTCAGTTCGAACTGTCCGGCCTCGCCCGCCTTCACCGCCTTGTCGATGGCCTCGCCCACCTGCGCCTCGGTGAAGAAGCCCTGTTCCATGCCCTTCATCACCACTTGGGCCAGCTCGTTCACGTCCGCACCGGAGGCGGTGGCGGCCTTCTGCAACTGCGGCAGAAGGTTCGTGGCCGTGTCGGACTTCATGCCCATGGCCAGCATGGTGTTCAGGGCATCGGCGGCCTGTTCGCGCGAACCGCCGCCCACGTCGGTGGCGCGCTTCACGGCGGCGTCCAGTTCCTTCATGCCCGCCATGCGCCCGGCGGCGTCCCGGTCGTTGAAGGCCACGTTGGCCATGCTGGCCAGTTTCGATTCGTAGCTTATGGCCGGGGCCAAGGCGCGGCCTGCGACGTAGCCGCCCGCCATGGCACCGGCCCCGACGCCACCGGCCGCCTTCATGACCTCGGAGGCCGTGCCGCCCATGCGCTTCAGGCCACGCATGGCAGCGGTGGCCGCCTGTTCCACGCGCTTCAGCCCCTGCACCATGCCGTTGAAGTTGACCCGGCCAAGGGCTGCCGTGTTACGGCCGAGGGCCGAGGCCGCCGTGGAGGCTCCCCCGGCGGCCCGGCGCACGTCCTCAAGGGCGCGGGTGGCCCGTGCGCCCATCTGGTCGCGCAGTTGCAGGCGCAGTTGCAGGGCCATGTCTCCCATGCGCTATCTCCCCTTCAGCCTTCGGTTGACGAAGCGTTGCCCTCCGGTGGAGGTGCGGCCCGTCAGAAGGTCGATGTAGCTTTGCAGTTCAGGCACGGTCAGGCTGCGTATGTCCGCAAGGCTGAAACCGTGACGCACTAGGGCCAGTTCCGCCGCTCTCAACTGCCGGAGCTCTCGCTCTCGGCCAGCAGCTTTTTTCTGATGCTGGCCTCCACATCGGCGAAGCGGCCGTATTCCACGTCGGCAAGGCCTGCCAGAAGGCTGGCGTCGATGGCCTCGGCAGGCAGGGTGCCAAGGCGGGTGATGGTGCGTGCCCATACATGACGGCTGACACGCGCCTGACAGGCCCCTTCGCCCGCATCGGCTATGGCCTCTTCGATGTCCTCCAGCGTGGGAAGGCGCATCTCGAAGTCCTTGTGGCAGGTGCCTGCCTCGTCGCGGTAGCCGATGGCCAGCGTGCCCTTGCCGGTGGCGTTCTTCATGCTCATGGTCTGTGCTCCTCGCTATTCTACAACCTTGTCCATGGCCGCCAGCGTCACGTCGACCTTGGCCTCGTTGTCTGACCAGATGACGGCCCTTCAGGTTTCGCCTTCAGGGCCTGTGCCGCCCTTGGGGAAGCAAGCTTCCCTTGCGGGCTTGCGCCGTCTGCGACGGCTGGACAACGCGGCGTGCGCCGGGGCGTGTCCTATTCTACAACCTTGTCCATGGCCGCCAGTGTCACATCCACTTTCGCCTCGTTGTCCACGTTGTACTTGTCGGCGTCATCGAGGGCGACGCAATCAAGGTACGACGTGCGTTTGCCGCCGGGCGTCACCGGGTAGATGGTCAGCTTTGCGCCCACGATGCTGTTCCAGTCCGGGCCGCCTTCCTTGGGCACGGGGGCGGATATCTTCAGCGTCCATTCGTGGACGCCTTCGGCATAGCCGCTGGGCCTGCCCTTGCGGTTCATGGTCTTCACCAGTTTGCGGCCTGACTTGTGGTCGATGTCTACCGATTCGACCTCGTATTCCTTGCCGTCCACTTCCAGCACGATTGCGCCGAGGTATTCCTTCAGGGCCATGGCATACTCCTACCCGTTACATTGTTGATGTCAGAGTATGGTATGTTAGAATATAACGTCACTCTATATGGAAGGAGTTCAGTATATAAAAGATAAGCCCCGCAGTGGCGGGGCTTTGATTCGAGGTGTATTGCTTTATTCAATCGGAATAAGACTAATTATTGTTCTTTCTGTTCTTCGTCGGCCATCTACTATCATCCTGTTTGTACGGACTGTTGCGGATACGTGGCTTCCTCGAAGAATTCCATATTTACCAGAATTTACAGCCATAAGAAAACTTGAGTCAGCAACTCCTGCTGAAAATTCAATTTCTTCTTCAACATCGTAAAAGCGCCATCCGTTTGGCTTTCCATCCATTTGAGCTGTTAGAATTTCGAGAATTCTTTCAGAATCATTTGAATCTACTTCTTTTGATGTTGTATCTAAGAACAAATTCTTTTCTTGAGAGCCAACTGTAACGTTTTTTTCTTCGCTGTCGCTTACTTCAAAAGCATTTATTCCACTGCCGAGTGGTGAAAAAAACTTTTGAAGTGCCTTTGTTGTTAAGGGGCTATTATTGATTATTATAGTACTGTTTTGGACGACCATTGTTGCGCCACTATTGTTTTCAACTCTTGAACTATTATTAGCTTCAGGTTCAGTTTTCACAGGCTCTCCCCCATTCAAAAACTTCCTGAATTCTATAACTTCCTTTATTGTTTTGACAAGTTGAGGGGCAACAGGGGCTACAGCAGCAAACATGTCAAAAACAATAGAGTAATCGAATGAACCTTCTTTAAAACCACCTTTTATTTTGATGGAAATCTTAGCATCTCTATAAATTGATGCTCGCGTTTTCTCCGCGAGCTTAGTCAAACCAGTCAAGGATTCACAGAGCACCCCGGCGTCAATTTCATGTTCATCAGCCATGCCCCCAGTTAGGTTGATGACCATTTCTTCGCGCCACGTCGCATGTTGACTCATAGTGCCTCCCTGCCATGTGTAGTTTGTAAAAGTGACTATAAGATACGCAAAAAGCTACACATGGCAAGGGGGCGATTATTATAGAAGCAGGTCGATGCGGCCCGCAAACACATGCAGCCCGTTCACCACGTCGACCGGTATCTTGGCGTTCAGCCGGTTGGGGTCTTGGCCATCGCGTTCCACGATGAGTGCGGGAAGGTTGGCCTGCACCGCCTCCACCACTTCCAGTTCTTCAAGCTTCAGCAGCACGTCGAGAATCTCGCTACGCACCTTGGGGGGCGTGCGTTCCGAAAGCTTCTCGCGCGGGAAGCGCAGGCTGATGCGGTCGCGCACGGCGCGGCGCACATAGTCCAGCGTGCGGATGGTGGTCAGGTCCAGCAGGGCCACGTCTTCAATGCCCTGCGGGTCGCGGGTGTAGGTGGTGACGGCGCGCACTATCTGCACCACGTCGCCCGGCCCCACTTCCAGCGGGGTGACGCCGTTGTGCAGGGCCGTCTCCTGCTCCATGCGGCCAAGGCGCACCGCGACGGGGGGCGGGGCGATGCCCTTGAGCGGCAAGGTGTTCAGCGGGCGGGCCGGGTCTTCTTCGCTGGCGATGACGGCCCCGTAAGCGGCGGCCACTTCGCACGGCAGACTGGCCGTGCCCGGCAACAGTCCGCCGGTGATGCGCCCGGCGTTCACCTGCCCGGCGAGGGTGGTGCCCTGCGCCAGCGTGCCGGTGGTGGAGTACACGCCCACGGCCCCGCGCTGTTCCATGGCGTGCGAGACGCCGTCCAGATGGTCGCGCAAGGCGGTGAGGGCCTCTTGCGAACCGTAGGGGCTGATGATGACGTGATGCCCGGCATTGTAGACGGCGGCCAGCGCGGGCTTGATGTCGGGGTCGGCCTGCCCGCCGCTCATGGGGGTCAGCGTCACCGTGATGCCCTGCGCGGTGCTGTGCGCAGCAAGCGGGATGGCGTTGGCCAGCGTGCCCTTGTTGCGGGCGGTCAGCGTCACCGTCCCGGCCTGTGCCCCGGCGGTGACGGGCAGGTCGCGCGTGGCGGCGAAGGCGGCGGCCAAGGCCGTGGCTATGGCGGCTGCGGCATCGTCCTTCGCCACGGCCACGCGCACCATGGCCGTGCCCACCTGCACGGAGAGCACGCCCGAACTCACGGCGGTGCCGCCCACGGCCACACTGCCGGATGCGGCCACGCCTGCCGCGTCGTCCGCCACGCCCATGACGGCGAGGGAGATGTAGGGATTGGCCACGATGGCGGCACGGGCCATCAGGTGCGCCACGCTGCCTTCACCGAAGAGGGCGCGGGCCTCCACATCGGAGAACACGTCCACCGGCTGCAACACGGGCTGGCTGGCACCGGGCAGGGCCTGCGCCACGATGAGCACCCGCTGGGCGTTGGCGGGCAAGGTGCGCACGGCAAGGCGGGTGTTGAATTCAAGGTACTTGCCCGGCTTGCGGACGGACGCGGGCACGGTGTCGAACGAGACGTTAGCGCTTCCCACGGCGGGCCTCCTCGTTAACGCTGTCGGGTTCGGGTAAGGCGATCAAATCCCCGTCCGCCATGCGGCGACGGTAGTAGGCCGTATCCGGCACATGCACCGGGGTCTCTTCGATGTAGCGGCGCGGGTGCTCTTCCATGGGCACCCGGAGGCCGTCTGCGGCTTTGACGTACATGGTCACATCCTCCCCTGTTGCAGGGTCACAAGGTCCACGGCATCGGGTGTGCCGTCGTCGGGTTGCAGGTGGTAGCGCAGGCCCACGCCGGAAAGCGGGGGCAGCACCGTGCCGGGGGCGGTCTCGGCAGCGACGCCACCAAGGGCGGTGGGCGGAAGGTGCAGGGCGTAGCGGGTGTGCCATTCCTGCGCGTAGATGCTGACGCCTTGGGACTGGAGCTTGCCGTTGAACAGGCTGCGGACGCGGCCGGGGCGTAGCGGGTCCATCTCAAGGCCCCACGCCTCGAAGTCCTGCCCCAGCAACAGGGCGCGCACGTCTTCAAGCATCTGGTAGGTGCCCACGTGCATGGCGTCGCCCCTGCGGGTGGCCGCCTCGTTGCGCAGGTTGTGGGCGGCCACCAGCACCACCCATGTCGCGGGCACATGCCAGACCGTGCGCGAGGTGCCCACGGGTTCCGCTTCGCGTTCACCCTGAAAGGCCACCCATACGGCGGGGAAGCGGCGTATGGTCTGCGCCACCTCTCCGTCCAGTTCGCCGCCATAGGTGGCGACGGTGCGCAGGTACGGCAGCTTGGCTTCGCCTAGGCGGCGCATGATGGCGTCTTCGATGCGGGCGATGGGGCTGGCCTTCATGCGTCGCCCCCTTCAGGTGCTGCCATCCAGTGGCGGTGCCCGGCGTCGATGGCCACGCCACCCCCGCCCTGTGCGGGGGGCAGTGCGCCGGGCAGCACGGCCCGGCCTGCGGCCACGTCGCGCAACCATGCCACGGCGGCCCTGTGGCGTTCGGCTATGCTCTCGGTCTCTTGCGCGGCCCCGCCCGTGAGGCGGTAGCGGGCCATGTCGCACACCGCGTAGGCCAGCGCCTGCGGCACGGTGGCCAGCGGCAACGGATAGCGAGCCGCAAGGTAGCTTTCCGCCTCGCTGGAGGCCCGTTCAAGAGCCTCCAGCGCGACGGCGGCATCCACCTGCCCCGTGCCGGTGCGGTCGGTGACGGCTATCATCTCGTCCAGACCGAAGGCCGCTATCATGTCGGCAGGCGTGGCATAGGTGGTGCCGGGCATCAGTCCGTACCTTCCTTCGCGGCCTCGCTGCCCTTCTTGGAGGTGCGGCGGGGGCCTGCCGGGGCTTCGGGCGTAGCTTCCGGGGTGTCGCTGCCTTCCGCGTCAGCCGGGGCGTTCTCTGCGCCGGGGGCCTGCGGCGTGGCGTCGCCTTCGGGGGCATCCACAGCGGCGGGCATGGGCTGGCACGTCAGATACGGGTCGGCCAGTATGGCGTGCAGGCGGTCTTCGGCCATGTCCGCGCCGTCCACGTCCTGCGGCTGTGCGGTGAAGCACAGGCCCGAACGGTAGCGGCGTTCGACGCCGGGGGCGGTGGTCACGCTGTAGCGCATGGCATCACCCCCTAGGCCAGCCACGGTGAGGCCACCACGGTGGCCGCGTCGTACCACGGGTTGGTGCCGCCGCCCGGCAGTTCAGAGACGCCCACCACGCGCCGGGCCGCGCCGTTCAGCGTGGGCGGCACCACCAGCAGCAGGCCCGCCTTGCCGCCGGTGCCGAGGCCCAGCGGGCGGCCGCCGTCGGCCTTCATGGTCTGAAGCTTCAGCAGCGCGGCCTCGAAGCCTGCGGCGTCCAGCGCGTGCTGGCTGCGCACCGCCATCTGCCAGAAGCCGAAGCCCACGTTGCAGCGGTAGCGCACGCCGTAGGGGATTTCGTCCTTGATGAAGACATGCTCGCTGTCGGGGTTGGTGATGACCTGCAACTGCGGCTTGGTGCGCTCCTGAAAGATGATGGGCTTCAGGGGGCGCGAGACATCCAGCAGGAACCACGCGGTTCCGGCGTCGGTGGAGGGCACAAGGTTGTTGCTCACCGTGGCGGGGCTGCCGGTGCCGTCCACTTCGGGGTACACGGGGTGGTCGGTGTCGAAGAAGGACTGGCCGTCGAAGCAGTTGGTGGCGTGCCCGTTCTTCAGCAGGCCCCACACCAGTTCGTCGGGGTGGGTGGACGCGCCGTAGCCCATCTCCTCGAACAGCGGGGTGTAGACGCCGAGGGAGTCGTCCTCGATGGCGGTACGGGCCACGCCCACGGTGCTCTCGTACAGCTTGTTGGTGATGGCATAGCCGTGTTCCTGCATGTGGCGGAACATACGGTCGCCCACCCATTCGCGCAGTTTGGGGAACTGCCCAAGCCAGCCGTAGGTGTTCTGTGCGGCGGTGCTGGGTATCAGCGTGGCCACGGTGGGCCACATGGGCGCGGCGCGGTTCTGGCCGCGCTGGAACGCGGCGTTGAAGCCGGTGCGCATGGTGGCGAGCAATGCGTTGGTGACGATGGCCATCTATGCCTCCTCGCCGTTGGCGGCGCGGTATTCTTCGGGGGTGATTCCCAACTGGTTGATGACGTAGCGGGCTTCTTCAGTGAGGGCGGCCGTGCCGGGCTGCGCCCCCGCCGGGGTGACGCCCCCGGTCTGCATGTGGGTGAGCGCGGCCACGGGTACGGCGGCGGCAAGGTAGGTGCGCAGGGCTGCGGCATCGGTCTTGGCCAGTTCGCGCGCCCACGGTTCCACGGCCTTGTTCAGGCGGCCGTCGGCCAGTGCGGCGTCGATCTCCGCCGTGAGGGCTGCCAGTTCGTGCCCGGCCTCCAGTTCCGCCACGCGGGCCTGCAAGGCCGTGTTGCTCTGTTGCAGGGCGGTGAGTGCGGCCACGGGCGCGAAGCGTGCCGGGTCGGGCGTGGTGGTCTGCGTGGTCAGCGTGGCTATCTGCTCGCGCTGTTCCGTGAGCAGCGCCACAAGGTCCACGGGGTCGGCCGTGGCGGCGGCTTCGCCCTCCGCACCGGGGGCCAGCATCCCCTTCAGTTTGTCCAGTTGCGCGATGACCTCGCCCGCCGTGGCTGTCACGGGCAGGTTCAGCATCCAGCGCAGGCGCTCCAGCAATTCGTCCATTGCGGTCTCCTGTGTTGTGGGGTCTTCCACAGCCGCGACGGCCTCCATGCCGTCGAGGGCCGGGGTGTTGGTGAGGGCGGCGCTGGCAAGGGCCTGCACCGCGCCGGTGGTGGCGTCGAAGGTGAAGACGGGGGAGATGAAGCGGTATTCGCCCGCTTCGATGTAGGCGCGGGCGCGTTCCGTCCACGACACGGCGGCGAACAGGCCGCGACCGGGCACGAAGGCCACGGATTCGACCCATCCGGCCGCCGGGGCGGGCTGGCCGTTCTGACGAGCGTTCAGCGACTGGTGCTCATAGTCGATGACGAGCGGCGTCTCGCGGGAGGCCACCGCCGCGATGATGGCGGCGGCGATGTCCGCGTCCATGCGCCATGCGGCGAGGGCGCCACCTGTCATGGTGGCGGGGCGTCCATCACGGGCGGCGAACGTGCCTTCGGGGAAGAGTTGCACGTTCAGCCCGGCGGGCAGACCGGCAGCCCCTTCTTGCGAAAGGCAGACCGGCACGGTCAGTGCGGCGGTGGGATGATGCGCTGTGCGCGAGGGCTTGAAATGCGACATGCCCCCGGTATACGGGGGCATGAGAGGGAAGACAGATGGAAGGGGTTCAGTGGGTACTAAAGGGTTTTGATTGGCACAGATTTCCAGCGTCTTGTCTGGATTATTACCTCTTGCAAAATACTATATGCTTGCTTTGAATAGTCGAGATATTTTGGAGAAGTCCGAATTTCCATGTGGATTTCATTTCTCCACATGCGCAGAGTGTGAAGCTTATTAGATAAACTAGCATTTATTATTCTTTTGGATTTGCAATATCTAATGACATGGTAAAACTTTGGGATTCCTGAATACTTAAAGCCATCATCACATGCCATATTTAAAAGAATAGCTTCACATGAAGAGCCGTATTCTGATATTTGTGCCCTGACATGGGCTATTTGTTCTTCGTTTGAAGTCAAGGTAACCAGCTGAAGTTTGTATATCCAGCGAGCTCCATAAATTGCTAATGCAATTACATATCTCTTATTTGCATTAGATATATGATCAAGAACGTCCTCGATTTGAGCAACAGTCTTAATATCCTTTCTGGCAAATTGGACTATAGCAGAAATAACTGCATCACCAAGATTTTCTTGAACGACTTTCGCTGACATCTGTTCACCTTCCTCGGGAGATTTCTACGGCAAGCCATAATATCAGGAAGCCGTTTTATTCCCGTTAGCGCAGCGTTAGTTTTCACGCAAGGAGCTTTCCCCAATCACGCATCAGGTAACCGCCTTTCCGAGGCTTACACGCCAAAAAACGCCTTTTGCACTTCCGCCCTGACAATGCCCTCAATCTCCTCTTCATCATCCGGCCCCACGCCGAGGAAGGGCCGCGCTGGGATATTGCCCCACGGGATGGGGCCGCCGCGGCGTGTGCGGCCATGCGCGCCCCGCATGGCCCCGAACTGGTGGGTACGGGCATGTGGTTCGTTGGTGCCCACGGTCACATGGTCGCGCCCGTAGTCGGTGTGGATGCTGGAAGCGAGGATGCCCCGCACCTGTAGGATGGGGCCGTCGTGCCCGCCCTTGGCACGGCGGGCCAGTGTGACCGGCGAGAGCGGATGCCACGCCGCGCCTGTGACCGGGTCGCACTGCCCGGCGAAGGCGCGTTCGGCGGCATCGGCCATGACCCCGCCAAGGGCACGGGCCACGGGGGTGAGGTCGCGGCCCAACGCGGCCAGACGTTGCAGCCCCTCTTCGATGGCCTCTGTGTTGACCTCTATCTCTATCATGGCTAGTCTCCTCATTGCAGGGATGGTGCGACACGGTGACATTCTGCCGGCCGTAGCACGGGCATAGCCCGGAGCGCATTGTGGGGTTTCCGCTTCGGCGGGTGGCAGGCCCCTCCACCGCCCTGCGTATGTGTTGTGTCTCTCTGCTATCTGCCCGGCTCGGCCTATCTGTCCGAGCCGGGCTGCTTTTTTCTCAACCGCCTGACCTCGCTGTTGCGGCGGGCTTCGCCTTGGCTCAAGCGGCGCATACTGGTCACGAACAGTTCATCGGCTTCTTGGGTGGCCTTCACCACCACGACATGCCCGCCCGGTTCATCCAGCAGAAACAGCAGGTTCTTTGTGCCATCCTGTAGCCGTTCGCCCTGTTCCACCACGTCTTGAGCGCGTGCGTAGTCGGCCTGTGTCAGTTCGGGGTGGTGGCGGCACTGTTTGGCGTAGGTCTCTGGTGACAGCCGGGCCACCGTGGACGTTGCGCCGATGCGCGCCGCGTCTTCACCCCGCAGCACCGCCAAGGGGAAGTCGCCTTCGGGCTTGGCCTGCCACGCCGTGAACGTCTCACCGCTGGCCAGTCTGCGCACCGTGGCGGCGGCCACCGGATGCGTTGCGCCCTCAAGCTTGCGGATGCCCTCGCCAAGCATGTTGGCCAGCCCGGCCGCACCGGGGTTGTATGAGAAGCCAAGGTCCGTCCATGCAATGGCACCGTCCGCGCCCGGCATCCGGTAGCCGGTGACGGGGCGCGTCTGCACCTCTCCGGTATGGCGGTTCAGCACCTCGCGCTGCTGCGTCACCATGTGCCGTGCGCCGCTTTCGGTGGTGAGGCCTTCCTTCTCCATGCGGTGCGGCGACAGGGCACGCACCCGGCAGCGGCAGCCCCAGCCGTTGGGCGGATAGTGCGAATGCCAGAACGGGTCGTCATGGCGGAACACGCGCCCGTGCAACATCTTGTGGCCGGGGCGCGTCTTGGAATCCAGCACGGCCACATACTGCCAGAAGGGGCGGGCTTCGGCGTTCTCGTGCATCTGCCTGTAGCGGCCCGCCATGTACGCCGTCTGGATGTTCTGACGGAAGATGAGCCGCAACCGGGCCGGGCTGCCCATGCGCACCACGCGGGGCTTGCCGTCGGCCCCCGTCTCTGTGCGTTTGCCCCACCAGCCCTTGCTACGCAGCGTCGGTTCCAGTTGCTTGTGGAACCGGTATTCGCCCTTGCCCTCCTTCAGGTGGGTGGTGAGGGCTTCGCGGATGTCCTCCAGCACGTCCAGCCGGGCGACGCCTGCCACGGTGAAGGCGCGGGCGTGCGCCTCTTGCCACAGGTCGTGCCAGTTGAAGGTGACGGCGTAGCCCTTGGCCTCGAAGTAGGCGATGGCATCCTTGGGCGGTAGCGCTATGGCGTAGGTGAGTGAGGGGACTTCGGGCATGGCTATTCACCTGCGGCGCTCACGCGCCCCCACACCTCGCTGACGAACAGCGCCCGCGCCAGCAGTTCTTCCAGATTGCGGCCCGGCATCGTGGGGTACAGTTCCCCGAGTCGCGCCAGCAGTTCACCCGGTTCCGTGCCTTGCTGGAGTTCTGCCATGAGCGGGGCCAGCAGTTCTTCCATGGCGGCCTGCAAGGTCGCGTCGGGCAGGTCGATGGCGTCCACGGCCTGCTGGTCGGGAAAGTCTGCATCCGGTTCAGGGGCAGCGTCATGGCCAGCGTCAGGGCCAGATTCAGGGCCAGCGTCATGGTCAGTCGTTGGGGCAGAGACCGCCGCAAGGGCCGCCGTGAGCGCCGCGTCTTCGCCCGCACCCTCACCTTGGCCTGTAGGTGCGCCACCTTTAGGCCCCGGCCCCGCGTTCGCGTCACGCGGCCCGCCAAGGGCATCGGGCACGCGCAGCACCTCTTCATCCCCTTCGGGTTGCGGTATCTTCAGCTTCTCATGCGCCCAGCGGGCGGGGATGCGCATCACACCCGCCAGCTTGGGCAACGCATCGGCGTAGGTCGAAAGGTCTTCGGCCTCGCGCGTGTCGAAGCGGAACCACGGCAGAAACCGGGCATCGGCCACGCCCTCGTTCAGGATGGCCAGCGGGGCCAGCACCTGCCGGGACAGCGTGCCCGCAATCTGCAAGGCGTCCGACACCAGCAGGTCGTGCCGCATCTCGTTATGGATGTTGCCAAGGGCGTTGGTGCTGGTCTTGCCGTCGGCCTGACTGGTCAGCGTGCCGCCCAAGATGGCCTTGCTCATGCCCTGTTCGCACCGGGCAATGAGCGTGCCGAAGTGGTCGTGCGTGCTGTTGGCGGGCGTCTGGAAGATGATGTCCATCCCCTGCGGGATGATGCCCGAAGCATCGCGGCCAAGGCACTGCAAGGCGCGCCGCAGGGCCGCCTTGTCTTCTTCGTTGCTGCCCTGCGGGTATTTGCCAAGGCGGAACGGCAGACCGTGCACCTCCACATAGGAGGCGTTGGCGGCAAGGGCGTAGGCCCGGATGAGGTACGACCATGCCAGCACGCGGAACAGCCCGGCGCGGGGCAGCCAGCCCGAACGGCTGCGGTGGGTGTGCAGCACCCAGCCGAAGGGTTGCAGGGTGGCCCCTTCGGCCGTGCCGTCGCGCAGGCGCAGGGCGTTGCGGTCTTCTGGCGCGGTCTGGAACCATGCCTGTGGCCTGAAGTGGAACGCCTGCGGCAGGTGGGTGCGTCCTTCGCGCCCCCACTGTATCTCCAAGGCGGCGAAGCCGTGGCCTATGCCGTCGGCCATGTCCAGCATGAGGTCTTCGATGTTGGCCAGCGCGTCGAACTGTTCGCGCACGGCATCGGCCACGCGCTGTGCCTTGGCGTCTGCGGCGCGGCCCGGCAGTATCTCCCAGTCGAGGGTCAGCAAGGCCCGTTTGCGCTTCGACAGTTCCGCCGCCAGATGGTCGCACCTGTCCTCCATGTCGGCGAAGAGCAGGTGCTGGCGCAGGATGTCGCCGTCGTCCGCCGCTTGCAGGATGCTGCGCAGCCGCGCGGGGGTGAGGCCGTCCACGGCGTTGCCCCAACGCTCCCAGTACAGGTTGGCCGTGGCCTCGGCCCTGTCGCCGTCTCGGGTCTGCACCCCGCCCGAAGCCAGAAACGAATGGACGAAGCCGCGCGCCGTGCGCAGCATGTCGTCAATAGAATACATGGTCTGCCTCCTCGTCGAATGCGTCGGGGGCCGTGGCCCTGAAGGAATGGGTGCGCGGTACGGGGATGAAGGCGTCGCGCAGGCTGACGAAGCCGCCCGTAGCCATGCGCCACAGCATCTCTAGCGCGTCCGGCCCGTCGTCGTGGTCGGCCTTGGGGAAATGGCGCAACTGGTCAACCAGCGTGGCCTGTGAGGGGTGCAGGCGTATGCGGCCCTGCACCATGTAGGGTTGCAAGGTCTCGATGCGCAGCTGCTTGTCGGTGCCGTTCACCACGGGACGCACCGGCATGGCCATGCCCCGTTCAAGGGCGCGCTGGGCCAGCACGTGCGCGAAGAACTCTTGAAACTGCACGGCCTCCACGCCCCACATCAGGCAGCGGTATTCGGCATGGGCGGCGATGACGTCTTCAATGATGCGGTCGGGGTGCCGCTTGCGGATGAGGGCCTCCACCACGTCCAGCGTCATGGTGGCCCGGTGGAAACCGCCCACAAGGATGGCGGAAGGGTCGCGCCCTGCGCCGTGCTTGCCCAATGAAGGGTCCACTGCGCCGAAGAACAGCCAGTCGGCTCGGCGGTCCACCCAGAAGGTGATGCAGGTGGCAAAGGGGGCGTCGTCGCCGGAAAGGGGGTCGTTCTGCTGTTCGGCGTCGAAGGCGGCGTGGTCTTCGGCGCGCTTCTCCATCAGCTTGTACAGGGGGCGCATGGCGGGCCATGAGACCTCTGCCCCTTGGGCCATGTCGTCGGCATGGGCCGTGTGGAAGGCCCGCGCCGCCTCTGCCCCTTCGCCGTGGAGGATGGCCTCCCACCTGTCCCACAGGTCCATGCGGTGCGGCCACGCCAGCACGGCCCGGAACGCCCTTGAGCGCCACAGGGGTTTCTTCAGGGTGCGGGCCAGCACGCTGTCGTAATGCAGGATGGTGCCCACATACACCACGTCCATGCTGTCGTCGGCCGGGCCAAGCGACAGCACGGTGCGTTGCAGCCATGCTTCAAGCTTGTCGCGCTGTTCGGGCTTCTGCACGTTCTCGTCGTTCTCAAGGTCGTCGAGGATGCACAGGTCGGGGCGGTGCGGGCCGTGCCGCAGGCCGCGCATACGCTTGCCCGCGCCAAGGGCCTGCAACTTGATGTTGCCCGCCGTCACCGTGGTGACCTCGTTCCAGATGCGACCCCGGCCCGTGGCCTCGGGAAAGTCCATGCCAAGGCGCGGGTTGGCCTCAAGTTCGGCCTTCACTGCCTCAAGCAGCGCGGCGGCCTGTGTCAGGGCGTCGGCAATCAGCAATATGTAGTGCTTGCGGCCCGTGGCCACGCACCACAGCACGAAGAACAGCGCCACATAGGTGGACTTGGCCTCGCCACGCGGGGCGGCCACCGCCAGCTTCACCCCGGCAGGGCTTGCCACCATGCTGGGCAGTTCGGCGTCCAGCCAGCGGTGCAAGACCGAATCGCCGCCGCCTGTCGTGGCCGTAGCCCGCACATAATGCGGGAAGTAGGTGCGCCTGAAGTAGGTGAAGTCGTCCTGTGCTTGTGCGCGACGTTTGGCACTGGCTTCCGGGTCTGCCGCGAAGCCTTCGCATTCGGCCTCTATCTGCTGGCGCAAGGTGGCGGAAAGCTCGGCCAGCGAAAGCAGGAACTCGCGCCGGGTGAGCTTGGGGGCTATCTTCATGCCTTGCCCCCGTAATGCTTGGAAAGCTCGTAGCCGAAGGGTTCGAGCACTTCGAGCAGGGCCGGGGCATGACCGGGGAAGTGTTCGCGCACGTAGTCGCCAAGCAGGCCCAGCACTTCAAGGGCCACGGCCAGTTCGTTGGTCTCGGGCATGACCCGGCGGCAGGCGGCCACGGTCTTGTTGAAGCTGTCGGCAAGGCTGGCGAGGATGTCGGCCTTGTCGCGCGGGGACATCCGTTCGCCCGTGGTCTCGTCGCGCAGGTGGTCTATCAGCGTCTTGTGCTGCACCACGTAGTCGGTGAGCATCTGCCGGGCCACGTCTTCGACCCCGCCCGAAGCCAGCGCGTTGGCGGCGCGCACCTTGTCCCAGTCGTCACCTTCGGCCTTGGCCTCGCGCTTCCAGCGCGCGAGGGTGGACGCGGGCACCCCCGCCTTGGCGGCGGCCCGTTCCAGCGGCAACTGGTCATAGGCGTAGGCGGAACGCGCCGCCCGGCGGGTGGCTTCATCATGCGCCATGTCACCACCCCAGCTTGGCCTTGATGTACAGGATGCCCACGGCCACCACGCCCCCGGCCAGACCGCCGGAGACGCCGCCCGCCACCGCACCGGCCGTGGCCGCGCGGCGTTCCAAGCCGTCCATGCGTTTGCCTAGTTTGTCCATCTTGGCATCAATGCGTTCAAGAAGCTCCAGCTCACGGGAGCAATCTTCGCCGAGGCCGTTACCCTTGTTCATATGGTCCCCCTGTTTCGCGGGTCAGGCGTTGCGCCAGTCTGTCGAGTTTGGAGTCGATGCGTTCAAGCTGGGACAGCACCTCGCCGCGCATCATGGTGTAGTCGTCACGGCGGACGCACTGGTCCGTCATACGCTCGCGCAAGGCGGCCAGTTCCTGCTTCAGGGCGTCCAGTTGCTGCCATGCGGCACGCAACACGAAGCCGAACAATGTGCCAGCCAGCGTCAGAAAGCCGTTGAGGATGAAGGAGACCAGCGCGGCCGTTTCCATGCGCTAACGCTCCTTGCCGGGGGTGCTGACGGTCTGCGCCCGGTAGCAGTCCACCGTGGCCTCAAGGCCCTTGGCGTAGCCGCGCAAGGCGTCGTCACGTTCAAGCAGTGCCCCCACGTTGGCCGGGCTGTCGAAGGGGAGAGTGCCGTCCAGCGCGGGCAGACCGGGCCGGGAAGGGGCCGGGCACACCACCACGGGGGCCAGCACCGGGGCCGGGGGCACTGTGGGAAGCGCTCGCCCGGCGCATCCGCTACCAAGGGCGATTAAGGCGAGCAGCAGCGGCCATGCGCGTCGCATCGTCGATAACCTCCTTCGCTTCCGCATCGGTGCGGGGGCGGGGTCTGGCGTTGGTCATGATGGTGGTTCGGGCGGCGAAGTCGGCGCGGGCCTCTGCCTCTCGCTTCAGGCAGGCGTCGGCATAGTCCGAGAGCGCGGCGGCCTTGGCGTAGGCGTCTTCGGTCAGGGCCTTCCAGCGGTCGCCCTCATGCACGGCATCAAGCAGGGCGTGGAGGGTGGCGTTATGGGCTGTCTGTTCGGCGGCAAGGGTCGCGCGTAGCGTGTTGCAGCGCACCGACAGGGCCAGCAGAAGAACGCTCACGAGCAGCAGCGCCAGCGCCCCGCGTATCCGCCACAGGAAGGACAGGATGGATGCCGGGTTGAAGCTACTCATGGCACATGCCCCCGCCCCAGCCCGCCGCCATGTAAGCGGGTTCGAGGGTCAGCAGGATGCGCCGGGGGTAGCCCCGGTTCTCGCGCTTGGCGTTAGCGGAGCGTCCGGCGTTGACGGTCTCCACGTTGTCCCACCACCGCCGGGCGTCCAGCCCGCGTGCGGCGGCAAGCCGGGCATCGCGCTGCACCCAGCCGAGGCCGCCGTTGTAGGCGGCTAGGGCAAGGGCCATGCGGTCGCAGGGCGTGACGGCCTGCACCCGCTGCCACAGCCAACGGTCATAGGTGACAAGGGCACGCAACGCCCAGCCGGGGTTGAACGGCAAGGGCTTGCCCGTGTCCGAGGCCACCGTTGGGAGCCACCGCGCCGTGGACGGCATGAACTGCGCCAGCCCCTGCGCGCCCACGGGTGACACGGCGTCGGCGTTCCAGCCGCTTTCCTGATGCACTTGCGCCGCGAAGGTGGCCGTGGGGGCAGAAAGCCCCCACTGTGCGCGGGCCTCGCGCATGAGTTGAGAACGGTACTGGATGGCCTGCATGGGGATAGCCGGGGCGGAGTGGGCGGCTGCCGTCCACATGAGGGCCAGCAACAACAGGCAACAGCCCATGCAGGGGGGCAATACGGGGTAAGAACGCGCCTTCATCACAGCCCCAGCCCCACGGCCAGCATCGCCGCCCCCATGATGATGGCCCGGCGCACCAGCGCGGCCGCGAAGATGCGTGCATAGCCCCGCGCGATGGGGTCATTGGCGTCACACGGCACAAAGCCGCGCTGCCTGCGCCAGTCTGATACGAGGTAGCTGTCGGGCCGTGCGTAGGGGAAGGCCCAACGGTCTATCCAGTAACCCGTGAAGGCGGCCAGAAGGATGAGCGACGCCTTGTACAGGATGACGGGCAACTGTTGCGGGGCGATGCAGCCCACGGCCAGCAGGAACAGAAGAGCGATGAACGCGCACCACAGCATCCGTGCATGACGGGCGGCGCGCACTGAACGGGGAATGTGCATGTGAAAGCCTCCTAGTGGTTTCAGGTCACGCAGGAGGCGGAAAAGGGGCCGCCCCCGGCGCTGTCAGAATGACAGCGACCGGGGGCGGTGACAGGTTGAAGGGGTTCAGTGGCTAGTATATTTCTTTATAGAGGCGCTCTGCCTGCTTTGTTGCGACAGCCTGTTCTTCAGGGGAGAGCTTGCCGCAATAGAACTTTTCGTTCTGTATGTCAGTAGCATCGATTCGTTGACTTCCCGAAAGAAGTATCAACTTGCGCCAAGCGCAGCCGAGCATCTTGTTCTCGACGAAGGGGTCACTGGACGTTGAAAGAGTATAAGCAAGGTTGCGTTGGTCTTGGTAGTCACCCTTCATGGCACCGATTTTGTGTTTTTCTACTCTCTCTGCATCATCTGCAAAAGCAAGCGTGGGCATTGTAACCAATAGAAGTACAAGGGCAAATAAACGTACCACTTCGCTACTCCTCTACAACAGCCGCCCTTGCCTGCGGGCGGGGTTGATGTGTTCCATGACGGCGAGGACAGGGACCTCTTTGAGTATCAGCCATATACGCCTGTCGGACAGCCTATACCGCAAGGCGAGTTCCGCGACAACCGCGCTAGCACTCTTCTCTTTCGTCTCACGGTCGAAGGTCGCCACGATTTCCGCATCACGCGCCTTGCGTAGGGCTTCGGCACAACGGGGCACGTACAGGTTGGTTCCGCCGTAGTGTCTGCACAACAGGTCGGCCGCCTCCACCCCCACCACGTCGGCAAGCATGAAGTAGCGCAGTTCGCCCACCTTGGTGGCGCGTTTGGGCACGGGGAACGTCGTGCCACCAAGGCGTTCCACCAGTTGCAGGGTCTTGGGTAGCCCCACCAGCGCCGCTATCTCGCGGGCTGCCGCAGGCAAGGCGGCTTCGGACAATGCAGGGCGCGACGGCATACCCGGCAGAAGGTTCATGCTTGCGCTCATGCCTTCCCCTTGCGGCGGCGGGCGTCCTTCACCAGTGCCACCATGACGCCGGAAATCTGCGCCTCGTCGCACCATTCAAGCTTCTCCACACCGTACATCCGCTTGGCGATGCCTTCAGCGTAGGCCCACGGCCTGCCATTGTCGGCAAGCAATGCCTCCACCTTGGCAAGCTGGGGCTTGGCCGCTCCCCGTACCTTGGGCTTGCGCCCGTAGCGCGGGGTGCTCTTGGGTTGCCACCCTTTGGCCCGCAGTTCGGCTATCACGGCCACCAGTTCCTTCACCGACAGGTCGGCACCGGAACGCTTGCCCGTCACGCCTTCCAGCATGTCGCGGTAGATGTCGTCCGTAAGGCCAAGGTCTTTCTTGGCTATATGCAGCTTGGCCAGCAGGGAGGCACGCGATTCTTCACGCATGGGGCACCTCAACGGTGTTTCAGGGTGTCGCAGGGCACGGCCACAAGCCCTCGCCCGTACAGCAGGACATGCACATGCCAGCGACCGTCCGCCGCTTGGAACGGAGGCGTGGCCGTGCGCGTGGCGTCGTACAGGGGAAGCCCGGCGAAGGTGTTGCCATTGGGCACGCGGACCGGCGTCCCCACCGGCAGGTCAGGGGCCGGGGCGGGTTCATGCCCGCACAGGAGTTGGGCCATGTGGCCGCCAAGGGCTTCGGGCGTCATGAAGTGGTACTTCTCGCCGCCATGCCCCCGCAGCCACTTGCCGCCCTGGCGCACCCGGAAAAGGCCCGGCGCACCTCCTGCGGCGGGCCATTGTTCCGCCGGGAAGCATTCCAGACTCACAGGGGGATTGCCGTCTACAGACAGCAAAAGCGAGGCTGTTTTCTTGCGCTGTTCTGCCATGTTCACCTTGCATTGTTCGGCTGCTCGTCAGGCCCGGCGCGCCACCGCCGGACGACCGCCCCGCATGGGGGGGCGGTTTCGCTACGCTTCTACTTCGTGCCCAAGGCACCCCTTTTCATAGGGGTCGAATCGGTCACAGGGCTTGAGAGGAAAAAGCTTCTTCCCTGCCGCCTTCTCCTCGCGAAGGTACTCGCGAACCTCCTCTGCACTCATCGGGACGCCGTCCCGCAGGAACTTCCCCGCCAACCTCTCATCAGGAAAAGCGGATTCATCCAAGAGGTAGTCAATCGCCACAGACAGGTGTGAGCTAATTACCGTCATTTCTCTTCCTTCGGCTGCTCGTCAGGCCGGAGCCGCCACGCTCCGACGACCGCCCCGCATGGGGGCGGTTTCGCAAGTCAGGTCGTCACACGCGCAGGATGCGCTTGACCGTAGCCTCCGGGTAGCCCGTCTCAATGAGCTTCGATGCCGCACCGTGCTTGATGGACCGGGCCACCGATGCCCGTTCCCGCGTGGAGAGCTTGCCGAATGCCGGGTTGCCGGAAAGCTCCGGCATGTCGTCAGGGGTCATACCGGGCGTGCGCAACACCCGTTCCGCGAACAGGGCCACCATGCGCCCGTGCTGCAACAGGTCGCGAGCCATACATTCTCCCTAGGCGGCCTTGTAGCTGACGGAGGCCTTGGCTTCCTGAATCCGCAGGCAGGAGGCCACGTCACGGGCCAGAGGGTGGTCACCGTCGGTGGCGATGGCGACCAGCTTGGCTTCGGGGGTGAAGTTCACCTTCTCCTTCACGAGGTCGGGGAAGCGGTCGCCCAGCAGTTCGCGCAGGGTCCCCACGTTTTCGATGGCCACCGCGTCACGCAAGGTCACGGTGCAGTCCACGCCTTCGGTGATGATGTGCAGGGTCCCCACGCCGTCCATCCAGCGGGGCACTTCCGCCAGAATGGCGGCGTTCACCGTGTCGAGTTCGGCCTTCAGTTCATCCATCATCATCTTGATGTCGCGCCCCTTGCGCACCAGTTCCACAAGGGTTGCGGGGGCCGGAAAGGTCTCGCGTCCCAGCTTCACCGTGCCCGTGGGCATGGGGGTGACGTTGGCCTGTGCCTTCTGAAGCTTCTTCGCTGCTGTCGCCATGTCTAGTTTCCTCCGTCGGTTGATGGTGTGGTTGATGGTCTGTGCGGGCACGCTTGGCACGCCCGCCAATGGCGGATGGCCGCCGGGCTTGATGTGGGCACCGGGCCGCTCATGCTGCGGCACTGCGCCGTGGTGATGTCTGCGGAAAGGTGCGGGCAGGCGATGCGGCCGTAGACAGCCAGAACGCGTGCGGCCATGTGGTCGGTGCGGCCGGGGTAGCGGCCTGCCAGAAGCAGGCTCACCGAAGGACGCGACACGCCAAGTTCACGCGCCACGGCCGCCTTGGTGCGACCTTCGACGGCCTTGTGCAGCAGGGCCAGCCAGTCAGGCATGGGGTGCCTCCTCCACGCTGTCGCGCTTGCGCGGGATGCGGAAGACCTCGCCCGTGTTGGGGTCTGTCAGGGTGCGTTCAGGCTTGTTCCACGCCGGGGCGTCCGGCCCGGTGTAGCGGTCACGGCGCAGGCGGTAGCGTTGCGGATGACGGCCGTTCCCCCGACGGGGAAGCGGCATCAGGTAGCCCGCCGCCACAAGGGCACGCAGGTAGTCCGTAAGGTTGCGCGAGGGGTCGCCTTCGCTGCCGTCGCACAACATGGTCAGCAGGTCGTCGAGGCTGAACCCCTCCAGCATCCGCATGGCCCGCCACGCCTTGGCCCGCAGAGTGCTGCGTCCGCGTGCAGGCGAGTTGCCCTTGCCGGGGCCGCTCTTAAGCGGCTGGCCGGAGGCCAGCATTTGCCATCCCTTGTCAGTGATATTCCAATAGCCATTGTGCCACTGGACATATCCATTGGCGCGCAGCCTTTTGCAGGCGTCACATACGGCAGGAGGCTTGATGCCAAGCGCGTCTGCCAGCTCCTGCTTTGTCCTCGAACAATCAGCAAGCAGCGTCAGAATGGCATTGCCGTACCACGCCATGACTAACGCCCCCCTGCCACCTGTGCCGTGGCGCGGGATGCACGCCCCGTCTGCCTGCCCGTGGCGACCATGCGCGGGGTGTGGGCCTGCCAGTCATAGGACAGGGGCACCCCGGACACATCGGCCATGCCCACTTCGGTCAGTTCGTTCACCTTCGCCACGCGCTCTATGGCGGCGATGATGTTCAGCACCTCGCGCATCCTGCCGCCGGAGAGGCGGTGCACTTCGCCCACCAGTTCGGGCGTCAGCCGCACCTCTGCCAGTTGCGCGCAGGCATGGGTCACGTCGGACAGCGTGGCGGGCTTGAACTCCACCACCTGTGCGATGCGGCTGTTGATTTGCTTGTGGCGGGCGATGTTCTGCTGGATGCGCTCCATGCCTATGAGCACCACGGTCACTTCGGCGCGGTCGGAAAGGTCGCGTATCTTCTCCAGCACGGCGGCGTTCTGGTGCAGGGTGAACTCGGCCTCGTCGATGACCAGCGGGGCCTGTGTCTCCACCACATGCTCAAGCAGGCGGCCGAACAGTTGCTGCGCCGTGCCGCGCGGGTCGATGCGCAGTTCCTTGGCCAGTTCCACGAGGAAGTACTTGGGCGTCCAGTCCACGTTGGCCCGCAGGAACACGGCCCCGGCCTCTATGGCCCAATGGTAGACGATGTGGCTTTTGCCGAAGCCCGGCGCACCGTGGACGAGCATCATGCCCGCCTCGGCCGCGCCCCGCTGTTCCACGGCCTGAATGCCCGCCGTGAAGCGCGTGTAGTTCTCCGTTCTGACGAATTGCTTTAACATGGCGTCTCCTAATCCTTTTCGCTGTCGGTTTCGGCCTTCCAGCCCGGCCATGCGATGCCTTCATGCACGTAGCGTTCGTGGTTGTCGGCGTAGTCGATGGTGTCCACATGGCGGCGCAGCCAAGGTTCGTCCTTGTCCAGCCAGCGGTCCTTGTGGTGCATCAGCCATTCGTAACGCTCATGCGCGTGCGCGAAGCAGGGGCGGCGTTCCGGTTCGGTGGTCTGGGGGCGAAGGGGGGTCACGTCCACGGTGACGGGGGCGGCGGCTGTCTCTTGCGCCGGAAGCTGGTCGCGGGGCGCGAGACTGTCGGCCATGAGCGGGGTTTCACGGGTGCGGCCGGTGGCCACGGTGAGGAATGAACCGGGGGCGATGGCGGCCGCCTTGCGTTCAAGGCGCTTCAACTGCGCCTGCTCGCGCTTTTCACGGGCCGCATCTATCTGGCTCTGCTGGAAGTATGGCGTGCTGTTGGCGTCCAGAACGGCCTCGCAGATGCGGCGGCCATCCATCGTCCACACATAGACACGCGAGGCGTCCCACACGTCGTAACGCACCATCACCGCGTCGCCGTGGTACGGGGCAAGGTCGTGCGAGAAGTACACGCCACCGCCGAAGCGCACTTCGCCGGTGCGCACGATGCGGCGTTCTGCGGGCATGAACTCCTCATGGGAAATGTCCGCCGGTACGCTCACGGGCCGCCAGCCGTTGTCCTCGTGGTACTTCCACGCATCATCCGGCGACATGTGGCGGCGTCGGCCGTTCTCGTCGGTGATGACGGGCAACGACCGGTGCGGAGTGGTGTTGTACTCGACGATGCGCTCAAGCATGGCCGTCTTGAACTGCTCCCACGTGGGCAGCAGCGGCGAACGCCCGCCGCGTTTCAGGTCGGCGCGGGTAATCTTGTAGACCTTCTTGGCCGCGTCGCCGTCCATGTCGCGGTGCGAGCATGTGGGCATGGCCTTCGCCACGGGTTCGCAGATGGTCTTCACCGCGCGTTCCATCAGGCCCTTGCCCTGCGGTCTGCCGGGAATGGAGGCACGCCGCTCTATGCCAAGGCGCGCCAGCATCCCCGTGCCGGGGGCGTTCAGCAGGCGGTTGTCGTAGCCGGGGCCGTTGTCCGAATAGAACATGGCGGGCACGCCGCCATACAGGCAGGCCATGCGCAGGGCGTCGAGCACCCCCTGTGCGTTCTCCGCGTAGTTCAGTGACACGCCCACGCAACGGCGCGTGGCCACGTCCAGAACCAGCGTGATTTCGGGCTTCATCGGCTTGCCGTTGTACGGGTCGCGTATCTCGGCGTCGAAGGTGGTGCCGTCCGCCGTGTAGCAGTCGCCCGGCAGCATGTGCGCCGTAGACCGCCGCTGGTGCGGCTGCATCTTGAGCAGCGCGTTGCCGGTCTTGCGTCCACGCTCAAGGTCGGGCCGCGCCACCTTGGCCACCCACCGCCGCACGGCGTGGATGGAGGGCGGCGGTCCCGCTAGTTCACCCAATTCACCGGTCGCGTAAGCCTTGCACAGGTCACGGTGCGCCCGTGCGATGGACGGCTTCTGCGGCCGCTGGAACAGGGTCATGAAGGCGTCCGCCCACGGTGGCACAGAGAGGTCGGGCGTGGCGTGCTTGGGCACCAGTGCCTCTTCACCCATGGCCAAGTAGCCCGCCCGCCACGCATACAGTCTGCGCCGCGACAGGCCGCGCTTGCCGCCGTCGCCGTAACGGTCGTTGGCTGCCCGCACCAAGTCCATCAGATGCGGGGGCAGCGCGCCGTCGCCAGCGTCCTGCACCAGTTTGTTGATGGCGGCCTCCACGCCGGTGAGCACCGAAAGACGCTCAATCTCGCGGATGAAGGCCAGCCGGGCGAAGGCCACTTCGCGCTGGCGCTGGGTGTAGCCCGAAAGCGACGCCATGCGGGCCACGATGCCCCGGCGAGGGTCTGCCGGGTCGATGGGCGGCAGGGCCGGGCGGGTCTCGGCAGGGGCCGAAGTCGCGGGAAGCGATGCGGGGGCCGATGTGCGCAGAAGGCCGTCTGCGATGGCCTCGCGGGTTGCGCGGGGCATGGACGCCACAAGCCACTCGTTGCCGCCGCCACGCCCCTTGCGGGGGCGAGAGGCCCAGCCTTCTCGCTTGGCGCGAATCTGAACAGCACGGGTTTGTATACCCAGCAGCGGCACCAACTCTTGCGTGGTGTATGCGTCAGGCGTCTTTGCCATCGTCAGTTCCTTTGACCTTATGCGGCGTGGCGGGATGCCATGTCAGAAGGCAAGCTCAAGAACGTGACGGGGCAGCCTCGCTCCACAAGGACGCGGAGAACGCGCCTGTTGTTTCGGCGGCCGCGAATGGTGTCAGAAACCAGCGTGCAACTGATACCCAGTTCTGCCGCGATGGAGCCTTGCTTGATGCCCTTACGGTGTAGCCACTCAAGGATGCGGAATGTCTGGCGCTGCTTACCTGCGCCCGTGCGAAAGTCCATGTTCAAGCTCCAGTTCCAGTTGACGGGCGGCCTTGCGCCGCCGCTTTGATTCCCAGCAGACCTGCCCGTAGTCGCGCAGCCGTCTGTCTTCGGCTGTCATCACGCCGCAACCGTGCAGCCCCAGCAGTTGCGCCAAGGGCTGCACGTTGTTCACGGCAAGGCAGAAGACATGGAGAGCCAGAACGGAAGGCAGGTGCTCGCGGTCAGCCGGGTTCAGCCATTTGTCGAGCGTCGCCAGCGAAAGCTGGTGGGCGTTGCCCGTGGTGAGCTTCACCCCCGCCTGTTTCGCTAGCGTGTTCATGCGGTCAAGGACCTGCTCCCGTGACAGCCCACTTGCCGCAATAGTGCGTTGCATGGCTGTCTTCAGGGTGGCGTTCAGCCCGGCAAGGCGTGCCGCGCTGTCGTCAAAGAGGGAGAGCGTCACCGTGTTCACCGTTACCGTCCGTTCATTTGTGAGGTCACCGTCCAGACTCTCTAACGCTCTGGACGTTGACCGGGTGTGCAC